GCCATCGTCTGGCTGCGCGGGCGTGGGGTAAAACGCATTGAGCCGATCAGCGAGGGTGTGGTGCGCCTGTTCGTTGATGATGAGCACCTGGATGTCGAGGAGCGGGTGCTGCAGCTGCTGCAGGATTACAAGATCCGGCGAGCGCTGGAGGGCGTCATCGCCGACCCACTGAGCAAGGAAGGTATCGACACCGTCGCAGTGGTCGATCAGAAAGCCAAGCAGGTGTTGATTTCAATCGATCGCACCCAGGCAACGTACTTCAAGGCACCCAACCCGGAAGAGGAAACCCTGCAGACCGATGAATACGTAGCCACCCTGCAGGTGCTCACCCTGGCTTTCCAGGACGGCAACAAATGGCGCTTCACCGAGGGCGGCGGCAACACCTACTTTGCCGTGGTGCTTGATGAGGAATTTTTGAGCCGGGTTCACCTGAATCAGGAGCAATTCGCCAAGGACGACATCATCAAGGCTCGCATCAAACGCATCCAGCGCCTGACCAAAGATGGTTTGAAGGCTGATTACGAGGTGCTGGAAGTGCTCGAGCACCGCAGTGCTTCGCCCAAGGTGCAGCTGCGCATGAATTTCGGGGGCAATGAAGATGCCAAGCGGTAGTCTATTTGTCTGCGGAGATGCGCAAAATCAAACTGACCCGACCACGACAAGGCGCCCTCCCATCTAACCTGAGTTGCGGGAGGGCGCCTTGGGACTACCACTTCAGCTTGAGATACAGCTCGGCAATCTTGATGAGCAATGCCTGATCCTCGGCATCGACGTCGCCATCCCCGTCGGTGTCGGTGCTGCTATCGACGTGGTCAATTTTTCCATCTTCATCCTTGTCATACGCCATCACTGCCTGCTCAAGTTCGTCACCACTGTAGAACTCAATAAAAACCCTGTCTGGCCGCAGGTTTCCATCGGAGTCCATGGTGCTCAGACGCAGTTCTTTAGCTTCGTTTTTGCTCATAGCTTTACATCTCCGTTGTTGGCCCGATGATGGGTGCGTGATGGAGCCGGAACCATGCTCATTCTGCACAGGGCAAGCACGCCGGGGAAACCTTACATCCAGCTGAAACTCACTTCCCACGTGCTGCGGCCAACATGGCCGCATGCACCGTATCGCTCTCAACACCGACCTCTCCACCAGCGCTGACAGCACGCCCCCGGACTGGGTCGAGCTGATTCCCGCCGGCCCGACGGTCACCGGCCGTGACGGCCGCCGCTGGATCTTCGATGACCTTGCCGCCGCCAACGTGGTGGCCGCCTTCGTCACGCGCAACGTCGATCTGGCCATCGACTGGAACCATGCCCTGCAGCTGGCCGCCCCGAACGGCGGGCAATCCCCGGCCGCTGCCTGGATCCATGAACTGCAGCCCCGCGACGGCGCCCTCTGGGGCCGCGTCAGCTGGACCGCGCGCGGCGCCGAGGACTGGGCCGGCCGCGCCTACCGCTATCTGTCCCCCGTGTTCGACTACGACCCCGCCAGCGGCCGCATTGCCGCGCTGGTGTCGGCCGCGCTGACCAACACCCCGAACCTGCACCTGCAGGCGCTCAACTCCCAGGAGCCCAACACCATGACCCGATCCACCGCCCTGGCGGCGGCCATCACGGGCGCGCTCGGCTTGAATGCCGAAGCGTCCGATGATGCCGTCGCTGCCGCCATTGTTCAGATCAAGGCCACTGCCCTGAACAGCGAGCAGCCGTCACTGGAGCGTTTCGTGCCACGCGCCGACCACGATGCCGTGGTGACCCGCGCCAGCAATGCCGAGCAGCAGCTGGCTAACTTCCACAAGGCGCAGCACGAGACTGCCGTCAATAGCGAGATCGAAGCCGCCTTGAAGGCCGGCAAGATCACGCCTGCCACGGCGGACTACCACCGCGCCAGCTGCAGCGATGCCGGCAGCCTGCAGCGCTTCCGCGATTTCGTCAGTGCTGCCCCGGTCGTGGCCGGTGATACCGGCGCACCGAATACCCCAGCCGGTGATCGCCGCACGGCGCTCAACGCGGCCGAGCAGTACGTCGCCCAGGCCTTGGGCATCCCCGCCGACCAGTTCAACAAGGAAACCCGCTGATGGGCCAGATCATCACCCCGCCGCTGATCAGTGCGCTGTTCACCGGCTTCAGCCGCAAGTTCCAGGACGCGCAGGCGGCAACCCCGACCGACTGGCAGAAGATCGCCACCCTGGTGCCGTCCAGCTCCAAGAGCACCACCTATGGCTGGCTGGGCCAGTTCCCGCAGTTCCGTGAGTGGGTCGGCGATCGCGCACTGAAGGACATGGCCGCGCATGGCTACAGCATCGCCAACAAGTCCTTCGAGAGCAGCATTTCAGTGCCGCGAGCGGACATTGAAGATGATGAGGTCGGCGTCTACGGCCCGCTGTTCGAGGAAATGGGCCGCGCTTCGACCGCGCACCCCGATGAACTGGTGTTCTCCCTGCTCAAGGCCGGCGCCAGCACCCTCTGCTTCGATGGCCAGAACTTCTTCGATACCGACCATCCGGTCTACCCCAACACCGACGGTACTGGCACCGCCATCAGCGTCAGCAACTATGACGAAGGCGACGGCACGGGCCCGACCTGGTACCTGCTCGATGTCAGCCGTGCGCTGAAGCCGCTGATCTTCCAGAAGCGCCGCGACTACGACCTGAAGGCCATGATTGATGGCCAGGACGAAGCGGTGTTCATGCGCGACGAATACCGCTATGGCGTGGACGCACGGGTCAATGCGGGCTTTGGCTTCTGGCAGTTCGCCTATGCCTCGCGCCAGCCGCTGACCAAGGACAGCTATGCCGCCGCCCGCGCAGCGATGAAGGCATTCAAGGCCGATGGTGGTCGCCCGCTGGGCATCAACCCGCGCCTGCTGGTGGTGCCGTCGGCGTTGGAAGGCGCCGCACGCAAGATCGTGGTCAAGGATGAGAGCGCCGGCAACGAATGGGCCGGTACTGCCGAAGTGCTGTCGCCGTCCTGGCTCGACTGACTCCCACCCCAGCGCCACCGGCCCGGCCGGTGGCGCACTGCAGAGACCTCCCATGATCGTCATTACGTCCAAGATCGATGGCTTCCGCCGGGCAGGCATGGTCCATAGCACCACGCCCACACCGTATGCCGAGAATCGTTTCACCTCAGAGCAGCTGGCTCAGCTGCAGGCCGAGCCGAACCTGGTGGTGCAGCTGTTGCCCAAGAGCGAGGCCATTCCGGCTCCGGGTTCGATGGTGGCCCCCGATGCTGGTCCGTCGAAGTCGGACTCGAATACAACGCCAAAGGGGAAGGGCAAGTAATGCTGCCGCTGCCGCTCGCCATCGACCTGGTCACACGCTACGGCGGCAAGGAAATCGCCGATGTGGCGGTACCGAGCACCTTCATCCCGCTGGATGCGGCGCAGATGGAGGCGGCGGCGCGCGGCGATGATCTGTCCGGCTGGCCCGAGGACGAACGCACTGCAGCGACCTATGCCCTGGCGCGGATGGAGTCGGCGATCGGCCGCGCCGGAACGGAGGCGCAGTACTACCTGCGTTTCCGTCCTGCCGATGCACCCACACCGCCGTGGTGGCCGGACGACATCCAGGAGCTGGCCCGCTATCACCTGTATGACCGCGCCGGCCGCGAGGACAGCACCGTGCGGCTGCGCTATGAGGATGTGATCAAGCGCCTGAAGGCCCTCATGGATGAGGACGCCGAACGGGGTACGGGCGAGGATGGTGCTGGCGGCACTGCCGTGATCCAGAGTAACCGGCGCATGTTTTCGCGTCGCACACTGGGGCGGCTGTGATGCTGCAGACTCTGGAAACCAGCATCGTCGAACGCCTGGGCGCACTGCGCCAATCATTGCCTCGGCTGGAGCTACGCAGCTACGGCGGCGAGCTGAACGATGGCGACCTGCTCGCCGAGGCGCTGCGTGCTGGCCATGCGGTGCTGGTCACCCAGCCCCGGGCACGCTTCGCGCGCAAGAGCAATCGCTGTTATGCCTTCGATGCCACCGTGCGCCTGGTCATTGCGTCACGCCAGGCGCGTGGCGAAGTCGAGACCCGCCACGGTGCGGCCGGCAGCCCGGGTACCTACGCGCTGTGGGACGGCTGCCTGCGCCTGCTCACTGACTGGTGCCCACATGCCGACGCTGGGCAACTGCAACCGACAGACTACAACAACCTGATCAACAGCCGTTTCCAGAACGATTTTCTCAGCGTCATTGGCCAGAGCTTCAGCGTCAGCGGGCATTGGACCGTGCCGACCGATCCGGTCGAACCGCTGTCGGGGATCGACCTGACCTACTACCTGCAACCCGATGACGGCGTGGCCGATGCCACTGACCGCATCGACTAGGAGAACACCGTGCCCCGTGTCATTGCTGCCCCTGGTCTGCGCGTCCCGCGCGAGGACAACCCGCGAACCTACATAGAGGCCACGCCGGCCGATGTGGCCGATTCCACTTACTACCGCCGTCGCCTGGCCAACGGCGAGCTGCTGGTCGCCGAGCTAGTCGCCACGCCGGCCGACAAGCCCACCATCCAGGCCAGCAAAGGGAGCAAGGCATGACCATCCAGTTCGATACCATCCCGGCCAGCGTCCGCAAGCCGGGCGTCTACATCGAGTTCAATACCTCGCTGGCGGTGCGCACGTTACCGACCAATGCGCAGCGCCTGTGTCTGATCGTGCCGCTGACGGTGACCGGCGACGATGCGGCTACGCCGCTGACCCCGGTACAGGTGTTTGATGCTTCCGGCATTGCTGCGCAGTTCGGCGAGATCGCCAAGACCATGGCCAGCGCAGCGATCGCTGCCAATCGTTATGTGGATCTGACCCTGATCGGTATCGCCGTCACCGATGAGGCCGAGCCGGATATCAAACCCGCCCTGGATGTGCTGGCCGGGGCCGACTATGACCTGGTCGTGCCGGCCTGGATCAGCCAGGTCAGCTTGACCGCACTGCGCACCCATATCGACTTCATCACCGATTCCATCAACCAGAAGGCCTGCATTGGCGTGGCCGCCAGCACCGGCACGCTCAGTGCCGCTACGACCTTGGCCGGTCAGCTCAACAGCGGCGCCATCACCGTGGCCTTGTTCCCGGGCTCGGCCAGCACCCCGGCAGAAATCGCATCGGCCTATGCGGCGGTGATCGCCCGCGAGGAAGATCCGGCGCGACCGCTGAACACCCTGGCGCTGACCGGCATCGCGGTGCCGCCGATCACCGTGCGCTTGACCCGTGGTGAGCAGGAAACCGCCCTGGCCAACGGCGTCACCCCGCTGGAAGTCGGCCCCGGTGAGATCGTGCAGATCGTGCGGGCGATCAGCACCTACACCAAAAACGCAACCGGGGCGACCGATATCGCCTTGCTCGATCTGACCACCATCCGCACCCTGTACTACGTGCGCCGTGCCTGCCGCGACCGCATCCGCCTGCGCTTTCCGCGCGAGAAGCTGCATGCTGGTACCGCTGCCAAGGTCCGCAGCGAATTGCTGGATGTGCTGAAGAAGTGCGAAGAGCTGGAGATTGTCGAGGAAGTCGATGCTAATGCGCCAGGCTTGATCGTTGAACGCTCACTGCAGGATCCCAACCGGCTCAACGCCCAGATTCCAACCGATGTGGTCAACGGCCTGCACGTATTCGCCGGCCGCATCGACCTGCTGCTCTGACAAGGAACCCTCATGGCTGATAAATACGTCGGCTTGATCGTG